ATAACAAAGTCAACAGTCATCTCCCAATCTGCATCCATTTCAGCAATGAATGTGGGAAGTGTGTCCAGGATGTTTCTGATAGTGTTGTTCATACCATAGGTCCACTTTAGAGGTAACTAACATTATTTGTTAGCAAATTTGCCTGAGTTGAAGTTAGCATAGGCAAACATTGGGCGATCTACTAGTTTGAATGTGCCATACTCATTCTTCATAACAAACCCCTCACCATCAACCTCAATATCATCAAAAATGAAGGACATTGGTGCATCATTCACAATAAAACTGTCCATCACTTCTTCTTTCATTTCTACAACCATCTGATACAGATTTGTGAGGTAGACACAACCAAGCACATCAAGTAATACAGTGTCAGTCAACTCTACCCCCTCACGTATCAGTCCATTGATGTTACGGAGTGCCACAGATGCCTCTGAGGGGTTCATAAACTGTACCTTGCTTGTGTCAATATCAGTCACATCAAATTCAGTGGGAGGAACACGATCCACAGAAGGTTGCACCCACTTGATGATAGCAGTGTCATCAAAGATTTCCTGCAATGGTTCACACTCTGCATCACAAAATGCACCAGTAACTGTTACTTTGGTGTGAGGTGCAATGATAAGTTTTTGCATAGGTTTCTCAGCAAAAACATATGTTAGGGTGTTTTGTTGCACCACATGAGTGCGACCAAACCCCAACCAATCACCCCAGTAAATGTTCTCAGTTCTAGGCAGATACTTCAGGCAGTGTGATAAGATCTCAAACACTGGCATTTGATGACCAAAGAACTTGTAAAGATCATCATGATCATAACATTTTCTATCTTTCTTCTTGTTAAATGCTGCTTTGGTGCAAACAAAAAACTTACCATTGTCAGGATTGGTGCCCCAAACTAAGGACATGCCATCCATTTTCATGGAGATTTGAGAATCTTTGCAGTAAAGTGCTTCAATAGCAGACAGATCACCAGTCAAAATGGTGTCCTCAGGATGTTCAATGTGCGTCTGAGTCATTTTGTTCTGTGTCATACAATGGGTCCAGTTTAGAGGTAACTAACTTTATTTCCTTCTCTTTTGATGCCTTTTAATATAGTTCATGGCAGATTGTGTGGTCCTACATTGTTTGAGGATCTGACACTTATGCATCACTGCTAACATCTTACCACATGGAATTGCAGCATAAAAATTCTCATAATCATTCCAGTCTCCAACTGTGAAAGAAAGGGGACCAGGGTTAGGGTTAAGAATATGAGAATTAGTTGGTTGCATTTTAACATTCATCCCCAATTCTCCATCCACTCATCTAAAGTATATCCATCACCTGTGCTAGTTTCTTCCACTAACTCATCAATGGTCATTTCAATCAAATCTTCACGATATTCTTCAGTGGTTTGATCATTTTCAGGATCAAAATCATCATGACAAAGATAGTCCCATTCTGCACATAGTGCATCAATCAGTTGTGCTTTAGTGTACTTCATTAGCGTTTTACAACAGAATCAAGCATCTCACCTTGCTCAAACACAATGTCAACAACCCTCTGCAAACTGCGTTGAGTGGATACACCAACATTGGAATAAACTGGCACACAAAGCATACCATAGGTCTTAGACTTTTGTCCAATCCTGATCACCCTGCCAATGGTTTGTGTCATCTCAATGGCATCCATGTTGCGCATGAAGACAACACCTTCCAACTCACTCACGTTAATACCTTCAGACAGAATAGAGCGATGCAGAACCACAAACTTTTTGTTAGGATCTTTGCCCCACTTGTTCAGAGTCTTGAAGAACACATCCCTGCGCACTTTCTTGCCATCAATGACAGCACCAGTGGCAGCAGTGATATACAAATAAGAATAACCCCTTTCAGTCAGTTGATAGGCAAAGTCTGTCTGGAAAAGTGTAGTCAACTGCTTGGCAGTCTTGACACATACAAGGATCTTTTTCAGTCCCATGTCATCAATAGATGCCAGAACATTCTGAGCATCAATCAATGGAGTACATGCTTTTACAGGGTGTTTGTCCATCTCAATCACCTTGACTTTAGGTGGCAGGATGTAACCTCCATCCACAAGTTCAGGTGCAGAAACCCTGGCAATCACCTCACCATAAGTCTCAACCCAGTTCATGCCTGGTTTATGTGTAACAGCAGAACATTTGCGTGTAGCAGTGAAGAAGAAAGCACGATCTGCCTTCTTAGACAATACATCAGTGGACTTGAAGAAGTGACGCTGAACACTGTTATGTGCCTCATCAAAGTACACTGTATCCACATCAATACCACTCTCTACAATGCGATGCAGGGAGTGATATGTGGTGAAGATGATAACATGCTCACGCACTGTGTGACACATAGACACAAACAGATTGATTCTGTCTGCCTTGGTAGTCTTGAAATGCTTTGTATCACCACTGTGAACATGCAGCACATTGGCATTAGTAATGTGCTCAAGAAAGTCACCACAGAGTTGATTAGCAAGCAACAATCTAGGTGCCACAACAACAATGGTTCTAGGTTGTTTCACCTCAAAGCGATACATTGCATCTTTGATTTGAATCAGAGTCTTACCACCACCAGTGGGGACAATAACCTGACCCAAAGAATTGGTGCGCAGAGTGTTGATTGCAGTCTGCTGGTGGGGACGAAGTTTGATCAATTAAGTGCGTGCCTGTAGTAATGGTTCAGTTTAGAGGTAACTAACAATAATTACTTGTATTTTATCATCTCAACAACAATTTCAACATGGAATCTGTTTGAAAGTGTGTTAAATTTTTGAAGGAGGTTTGTCCTCTTCTTAGTTGGATTGCCATCTTTATCAACCCATGCTCTTACCTGTGACTTACTTTTACAATAAAGAAGAATAACAACTTTCTTTGTGTTTTTTTCTGCCATCTTTAGCATTGCAGCACTCAGTGCAACATTTTGAGCATGTCCTAAGTTATATGGTCCAACAATACTATAACCATCAAACCTTTCCATAATTTCATATGTTTTTGCAATATTTTTCAACTGCTCTTTACTATATGACTTGGCAGGTTTTTGACGTCCACCAGCAGAAGTGTATGACACAAATTGACCTAGTTGTGCCCTACTTACATCTGGGAACAATGATACAAACCAGTTATATTCTTCTTCTGTGGGTTTAGGATCTTCACCCCTTTCTTCCTTTTCTGCCATGAACTCATAAAGAGAGTTCTTTACATCATTGATGGTATATGCTTGTTTTTCTTTAGCAGGTTTATTAAGCAAGTTGCCAAGCATCTTGGCATGTGAGATTGAACCACCTAAATCTTTCTCAAAATCAAGAATGATGGCATCACTTGTAGTATGACCCAACTCAATCTTAATGCCAGCAGTATGCGCACCATCAAGGAGTTTATATGAACCATCAGGCATTTTCACAACCACAATAGGATCTAATTGACTCAGATCGCCTGTATTCAGTACATATTGAATTTTCTTCTCAATAAAGTCAAAATTAACTTCTTCTTCTCTTACTTGAATACGAGTATCACTATCAATCACCCAATTTCCATCATCATCTTCCTCAAAAAATTCATCCAAATCAACTGGAATTACTGGCAACACACGTCCCAGAATCTTCTCTGAAAGTTCCTTAAGTGAGATTGTTTTGGTTGTCATGATCAGAAAATGTGTGTGAAACGTTTGTGAGTTGCTTTGGTCATTCTACCCTCTTTCAACATATTGTCACACACATTGACAAAGACTTGAAACTTTTCTTCACGTGTGAGAGTATCAGCAAGAGCACAAGTGCTTATGATTTTAAGCATTTGTTTTTTGTTGGTGATCATTTGTAGCACCTGTTGACAATGACTTCAAGTTTTTGTTCTAGTTGCTTATGTTTTACTGTTGGAAAAGAGATTTGCTCACCTCTAGCAACAGTATAATTAGTGGCACAAGATAGAACATAAGACAGATACTTGTATTCTTCAGGAGTGATCATTCAACCTCCAAACATTTCATTAAACAGATCATCAGCAGATTCAGCACGTTCACGCATCTCACACTGATGATCAATCATCTCACGCATCTGAATCAATTCAGATTGCTTTGCTTTTAGTTTGTCCATCTCAACATTGAGATAGTGCAGTTGATTGTTGATGTCAACTCTGTCCAATCCATCAACAGCAGTGACATTGTGAATCATGCCATTGATGATCACTGATTTGTCTGAAATAATGTGTGTCATACTAGTGGTCCAGTTTAGAGGTAACTAATAATCTCACATATCACATTTTCTTCTTGATATACACAAATCACTTGATCCCATAGGAGAAAGTATAACATACCTCCCCCCATGATTGCAAGTGTGATCAACACATATTTCACGTTCTTTGCACTGAGTTAATCTGAACTCCACCTTTTGCAGGATACCTTGCCTCTACAAGTTCCTTGATAAAACTACGCTCTGCCCTGTCAGATTCAATTTCAAAGTCATGACGTCTGCCACGTGAATCTCTCCAATAACCCTTACAAGTAAAATACATCAATTCTCCTCCTTTTGTTCTTCTTTCTTCTTACCAATGTTAGATGGTCCTACCCACACACGACCCTCTTCTTTCCAGAAAGTGATAAATGCCCTGCGCAATTCCAGCAGTTCATCATAACGTTCCTGCTGATCTTTAGTGTAAGTAAAGTTCTGAGTGCGCCAGGTTTGACGCAGGGATTGCATTTCTTTGAGCACAGTAGAAGAGTTGTTCATGATGATTTCAGTTGTTGATGTTAATTGCTTGGACAGTTTCCATGAGAGTAGCAACTTCTGCCTTAGCATATCCAATGGCATAAGGTGCAGATTTCTCTATGTTCTTGGGATCCATGTTATCACACTTGTAATCAACATTGTTGAGAACATTAAGTGTTTGTTGTAGTGATTCAATGATGCTCTCAAGTTGTGAATCTGTGAGTTTTGTCATGCTACAGGTCCAGTTTAGAGGTAACTAACATTAAAAAAGAGGGATTACTCCCTCTAAGTGTTACTTAGACACAACTTTGAAGTAGACGTCATCCAACAGGAAATCAAAGATGAATTGAATATCTTGCTGGAGTTTCTTCACTTCATAGTTGTGAATTTCAACCCTTGCTTTGAAGTCCTCCATATAATCAGAGAAGGAGAGCAGGGGTTCAGGACGAGTCATAAATGACCAGTGAATTACACTACAGGACCACTTTAGTGGTAACTAACATTATCTGCCAGCAGGTAATTGTTTCTTAGCAGCAGGTAATGCTTTCTGCTTTGATGCACCTAACTTTTTGTCATCTAATACTCTAACCTTTACAGGTTGAATACCTGATGATGGTGTAGGTCTAGATTCTGGTCTCTTTTGAATACTACTTGAACCACCTGGCAGTGCTTTGCGTTGTGGTGAACCACCAATTTGTGGTCTTGGTTTACTCTTAACTAGGTCAGGTCTCTGTGCTGTGCCTAACATAGGTCTAGACTGAGGTTTAGAACCTGTCAGTTTCTTTTGTGCAGCAGTCTTTACAGCAGACTTAACTTTGTCACTGATTCTATCTTTTTTACCAGTAACTTCAGTTCTACCAGCACCCTTTCCTCTGTAAGTTGTGTCTCTTGGTTTCTGCTTACTCAGTGCATTTTTACCTGCATTTTTAACACTTTGGAAAGCATTTTTAGCAGCACCACCTAACCCAGTGCTAGGTCTTTTGTTGAATTTAGCAGTTGTTCCACCTTGTGTGCCTGATGTAGGTGTTGAACCTGAACCATAGGTGGTTGAATGTTCAGGATCATTATATGATTCACTCATTCTTTTGTGAACCCTACCCATGATCTTGGTTCTACCCTTGGCATCAGGATTCTGCCCTGTTTCTTTCTTATACTTGGCAGTTTCTTGATCCTTAAAAGTATTTCTTACAATAGTTTCACCCTTTCTGTGGATCTTCATTCTCTCTGCTCTAGTATAACCAGATGCCTTTGCTGGTTTATAGTTAGGAGAGACAGTTTTTGTAGTTTTCTTTGTCAGAAGTTTGGATGCTGCTTTCTCTTTATCCTTGGCAGATGTGGTGTCCTTCTTTACCTCACCACCAGATTTCTTTGCTGCTGCTCTTGCTTGTGCTGCTTTCTTTCTTTCTGCTTTTACTTTATCAGCATATGATTGTTTTACCTCAGCACTACCTCTTTCTTTTTGAGGTTGTTGAGTCTTATCAGATGCTTGTCTTTGCTGTCCAATATCTTTTCTTGGTTTGTAATCTTTAGCAGGGACCATTTTGCCCCCACCTGCTGCTTTCATCCTGCGCTTTTCAGGTTCAGTCTTCTTTCTATCAGGGCGAATTCTACCACCATCACCCATCTTTTTAATTTGAGATCTGCCCTGAACCTCAGGATCATAGACCTCAAAGAGATCTGTAAATGTTTTCATTCTGACAGAACCTTTGCTCCAGTCCAACCACCATTTTTTCCATCAGAATTTACCATTTCTGCATTGGCAGCATCTGCATCAACATAATCTTTTTTGTTTGAGGCATCATCAGACCATTGACGATTACCCTCATAATACATATCTTTGCTGCTGTCTAAGATATGTGGTTTTTTGATATAAAATGCCATGTGTGGTCTTCTAACTCTATATGGTTATTTAGACCACACATGTGTTATGCATGGAAAAATTAGTGCCACTCAAGCGGCATACTTAGATCCTCCACATAGGTGTCCACTGTCTCATTACCTTGAATGTCAAGCAATTTTGCCCAATCAATCTCATGTGGATTGAAATCACTCAATACATCTAGATCAAGGGTGATACGAAAGCGTTGCTTCTGTGCTAGTGTGAAGGAAGGCATGGTGGACTCCTGAACTACCTTGTTATCTTAAATCATTAGACTGATTTGGTCAAGAGCGGATGGACAGTGATTATACTGTCCATATCTAGTGTCTATTTATAGAAACCTTTCTCAATTAACCACTTCTTTGTTAATGGAGTGGGTTCAAATACCTTCCACATAGGTGCATCACCAGCACATGCTTGCACCCCTTGAATGACTAAACCAGGATTAAATGCTGCCCACATTGCCTCTGCCTCATAGGGTGCAGCACCTTCTGGATATGTTCTCTCTGCTCCATCTTTTACCCAGTCAGGAACTACACCATCCTGTAAGATAACAGCAGTAAATGTGTTATCAATAGTGCCTGCCATGCAATCTTGTGTAGCGTGCCATGCCTCATGCCTGACAACTTTAGTCATCATCAATGCATTACTAAGATACTTTTTATTCAGGAACATGTTGTTCCCTTTCACATAATATAATCCTCTTGTCAATGACCAGAAATATTTGTCATCTGCCAGGAAAACTTTGACACCCATCTTATTCAATTCAGAGATGAGTAGTCCTAATTCATCACTGAATGGTTCAAATTGTGGACCTAAGTCTTCCCACTTTGTAACCTCTTCTACACCATCTGTGCAATCCTGTACCATCATGCAACCCATTGCATGACTAGTTTTCCATCTTTCAATCTCTGGGTCAGCAAGTACAGGTGTGCCTAGACTGGCAAAAATTGCCAGTGATGCTAATAATTTTTTCATGACGTGTATGCATTTTTAAGTGTGGTAAGCAAGTGCATGTTACCATGGAAGTATCCAAGGATAATTATAGCAATACATGCCACAAAGATCAAGCACAATGATATCACATGTGGTATATATTCATCATCCTTCACAGTCCCAGAAACTTTTTCTACATTTGACATATTCTAACTGGTGCCAATTAAAATTGTAACATACTAATAATATATGATTCTTTCTGTGCTTGTGATGTGCAGTTAAGTCACAGAATTTCTTGTCAGTGACACCTAATTCAATAGAGATGTGCTCTTCACCACAGTAAAAAATCCATCCTTCATGTGTTGTACCAGTTTTAGTATGCCACTTCACATAATCATGTAGTTTAGGCACATATTCATGTGCCATTCTGTCTTTACGTGTCTCCATTGATGTCTGTAGGTGTTCCAATGATTGCAATGGTCTCCTGCTGTTTGAGGTAGAGTTTGATGTAACACTTTAATAAATCTTTTACCACCTTGATATCATTTATCTCATCAATCGCTCTTGACTGCTTCTCAAACTCAAATAACTTTGATGTCTTATTGAGTGTTATACTATTTGGGTCTAAACTCATTGGAATGCTGCCATTAATGGATTTAACTGTAATACCATAGCAGAATATGGGGAAGTCAATGTAATGTCTACTACCTTCCCTACTTTTTTATGATTGACTGGTGAATGAATATCACCAGTCTTCTTGTTGATGAATCCCCAAACACTGCTGGGTTGACCTTCACAATAGTTAAAGTGTCCAGTGTTTCTTATCCACACCCTGGTAAATTTTGCACTGAAATCATCAATCCAATACTCATATCCTTCAGGTGCTTGATGTGGGAGATTTGTCATCATTTTCATAACTATAAAGAAGGTCAAGCATCTTTTGACGCCATTTCATCAGTTCATCATAACACTCTTGGTTGTGAGCACAACCTCTTAGTTTACTGTCTGGTTTGTGCACGCTCTCAATCATAAGACCAAGAGCTGCCTTTTCCTTCTCAGTCATACATCAAACACCTTACACATAGGTGAACCAGGGTGGTCATCACAAAACTTATCTAACTCCTTATCTCTGTGTCTGTTGTGCCAATCAGCAATCTTGCCATCATGCTCTGAGTCCCATTCATCATCTGAATGTTTCTCATTAGTATGAAGGTCTACTTTGTACTCATTGTACTTGTCATTGGGGTCATAAAGAGGATCAGAAGGATCCTTTTGTCTAGGTTGAGACATATCTTTTAAGTAAGAAAGGAAGAAATTACTCTACTACGTTGATCTGGGTCTTGAAGGGCAAATTTTGATGCTTTTTTAATGTTCTCTCTCAATTTACCATAACATCCTATATTTAGGTCTTCATCTTCACAAACAACAACATCAAAACATTGTTCATCATTGTCTGCTACTACACTCCACTGTCCACCATATTCAGATTGTGGAAAAGGAACAAAATGATCAATTAGATAGAGATACTTCATTGTCTCCTGTAATTACCTCTTTACTATACTACTTTTTTAGTTTTCTGACAAGATGTTCTGCCCATTCTTCCAACTTGTCAGGATGAATAGCTCTAATACCTGATTCTTCAACTGCCCTCCTCATTGATTCCACTTCCTGTGTCTTCAGTTGTTTCTTTGGGTCCAGTGACATAGTTTCCAAATGTGTCAGTTTCCAGATATTTAACCACGTCTTCATAAGAAACACCAGCAGTTCTTGAAGTTTTGTATGGGTTATCTACTTTGGCAACCTCAGTAACGGTGTTGTTCCAGGCACGACGTGATGCTTTCTCATACTGACGTATATAGACAGGCATATATGCAGTCATGGCAGCAGAGAGATCAACAATAGCATCTTGATCTCCATGATTGACAGCATCATTCAGATCATCAATCATTTTTTCAAGGGCAACAATGCGATTGAATGAATCCTCAAGATCATTCATCACTTCCCATGTCTTGTTGTAACTCATCATTTGATTAAACTCCAGTTGACATCATTTTCTTTTGACATCCAGAAGTGATACCTTCCAGAGATAGAAGCAAGAAACATTTTCTCTTGGTCTTCTTGTTCTACTTTACATGAATGCAGTTGATCCATCAAATTATGGAAACGATTCTTTGCCTTAGAACTGATAGGTTGAACAGTTACAAACTTAGTTTTCATAGGGCTCGTAGAACTTGATCTCAAAAGCAACAAAGCAATTATAGACAAAAAAAAGCACCCTGTCAAGGGTGCTGTGGACAGTTTATAGAGTGTCTTTATACGTCGTATGCAATCAATAGAATACCAGAACCACCAGGTGAACCACCTCTTGGTCCTGCGAATGGATCAGTTCCTACAGTCTCTCCACCACCACCGCCGCCACTGCCAGTGCCCATCATGCCAGGTTGTGAGTTTGGAGCAACTCTATCTTCTGAAGAACTGGAATATCCACTAGGAGTTCCTCCTCCACCACCACCACAGCGTGGTGAGGGAGCTCCACTAGGTCCCGTACCTCCTCTTGGAGTACCAGACCCGTAGGATCCACCAGCACCTCCACCAGCAACCCACCAGT